CGCTACGCTGCTCATTTTTATTGCCAGTAGTAAGATTCATGAAGGCACGGCGCTGCTTTGCCATAGTAATCGATGTTGTCTTAGAATGGTCAATCGCTGCCCAGTTATTTGCGGACTGCTTGATTTGAACCGTATCGAGATGCCGATTCAGCGTTGCGCACAAAATGCGATATTGTGAACGGCATTTCTTTAGCGCGCTTGCCTTTGAAGTCTCTGACTTTGCGCTCGCCATGTACTCTGGGAAGTAGTTCGTAGCAAGCGCGTCATATAGGAATCCAAACTTATTTGAACTTTCACGAGGCACCCACTTACTAACAAGCGACAGATGCTTTGTGTTATCGCTATAATATGTATTATTATCATTTCGAATATTCTCATTGGTAATTCGGATGCAAAACTGGATAATTGAGCGATTCATATCTCCTCCATTATCTAGTACATATTTGCAGAAGTACTTCATGTCCTTCCACGAACCATAAGGCTCTTGACTCTTATTGAGAGCGTTTACTGCATGTGGGTCTAGAACAAAGAGCTCGAGTGCGACAAGTGCTAGCGCAGGGAAATACTTGTGCCAGGTCCAAATCATCATATATGAAATGTTATATTCACCCTTGCCGCCATTGATATCGCGGGTCTTACCGATAAGCTTATACAATATATTCAAGAGATTGATACGTGCCGATTCGTCGACCAAATTACTACGCGTCGCGGATAGGTCGCTCAAAATCCCATCTAGAATATTGGCGAGAGACGTAATTCCATCAGAATTAGTACGCACGCACTGGAAATCGAACTGGGCGATTTTCTCTTGAACATCGGTTGACCAACCATATTCGCTGTGGCCATTTTCGCCAATCTGAATGGGAGTAGCTTGCGACGCATCTAGGGCATTAATTAGGACTGACATTGTAACGAGGTATTTGATTAAAAATATAAAAATAATAGCGGATTCAATTTTTTTGAAATATATTGACAATATTTCAAAAAATACAAAATCAATTAGACAAGCTGATTTATTTTTCCTCCATTAATAGAATACCAATATTTCGTAGCATTCGTATCAGCAGTCGTGAATTTAGTTCCATCCTTAAATAAGACACAAATGGCACCATCGACTGTTACTACTGTATCAGCCACTTTTTTGCTGTGCTCATATGTATAGTTAATATTGAGAACTTGGCTGTTGTTTACAATCTTGTTTGTGCCAGCCGCATCACCAAAAATAGAAACAGTTACTGTTGATGCGGTTTTTACGACAGCATTTAAGTCCGCTACTAATGGAGAAAACTTGCCATTAGTTAATGGCAAAATATTTGTAGTAGTTTTAAGATAGTTTGAGAATGACGAATAAAGAACGGTTGTGTTTATATGAAAATTATTCATATATATACTAATAACGCGATATATTTCTAAACCAATTTGTAAAATATAGTGTACATAGTTTTACGTCAATAACCGAACCATTGGCGGCAGTACGCCGGTAATATAATACCAATAAGTCAACTGCGTATCAGTTAATTCAAACTTTCCATAATCCCCAAAAATACAATTGTAATATTCAAATTGGTAAATAATAATTCTGGTTCTCGTAAAATTGCTTATAAAATTAAAGGGAATATTATATATAATGTATTTTTTGGTAGACAAAATTAATAAGGTAATTTTTGGTTGGTCTGCAAAGTGCGGATGTAGCCATATTAAAAAAATGTACCAGTTTTTAGCAAAAGTAAATCATCCATGGGTACATATGCAAGAGTACTATTCTAGTCCATTTCCAGACTCGCTTGCTGGATATAATGTGATTATTATTATGAGGAATCCTTATGATAGGATTGTTTCGGGATATTTAGATAAGTATAGTGAGGGTGGACATTATTATCATTATTGGACATCAGACGCACCACTAACGTATCGTAACTTTGTAAATGAGATTTCTAAGGGCACTTATAAAATGATACATCGACATCACTTTACGCAGCAATTGAGCGAGGATTGGGATAAATTTCAAGAGAGATTGGCTAGGGGTGATAATCCGGAGAACATTATCGTATATGATTTAAAAAATATTGATTATGAATTTATTGAATCACTATATAACGTAAAAATTCCTGAGCATATTTTGGATTTTAGGGGTGACCATATTAATAAACGACAGGAACCCATAGATTATCCAGTATATGATTTACTTCAACCCGATTTCGCAGATAAAAAACCGCTCACTAAGTGTTTTTATAATGAAGATATATTAAAACAATTCTATGAATTTTACAAGTGCGATTTTGAGTTTGCAAAACAGAATGGTTTTGAATATACTATCTCGTCGTAAAAATATGATTAGTAATATATGGAGAACCCAAAACCCAATAGTATAAAGGTACATAATACGCGGTGTACTGGTTATTTATATCATTTTCCACACTTTATGATGGATTCGCTATTTAATGAAATACGATATGACATAAATAAATATGATGTAGTTTATCGCCGTAAAACATTGGCACAATCTATCGGCGTTTTTGCAAAGATATATGAAGACGTTATGGGAACAAAAAATATAGAATTATGTGATAAAGAATTTGATGATTTATCATTGAATACGATTATAACTCCGAGACCAAATAATCCAACAATCCAAGAAGTCGAAAAATTCAGGCGTGTTATATTTGATAGATATAATATTGAAACGGACCCTGGATTTCCAGAGGTAGTTCTAATCGAGCGCGGAGAACGCGTAGAGTTAATGATTGACGAAGAATTAAAACGCATAAATTGGAATGTTACTACTGGTAAAGAACGTCGCGAAATAAATGATATTGAACGATTAAAGACGTTTTTAGAAGGAAAATATGGCGAAAAATACAAGTCCGTGGTTCTCGAAAAGATGGAATTTAAAGAACAAGTAAAGTATTTTAAGAATGCGAAAATTGTTATTGGGGTACATGGCGGCGGACTTGCAAATATATTATTTTGTGAACCAAAAACAACGCTTGTTGAAGTAGATGGTGGAGGTGATTACGGATGGCATTTTTTGAATAATTCGTGTAAGCGGTTGAACATAAACCAAATCAAATGTGATAATACGCTAGAAGCAATAATAAATACTATTAATAATATATAGTATTATGGTAAAAACCGTTATTTTAGTATGGACTCATAAGGTATCAAATATGACTTCATCCAATCTGGGTAATTATTGGGGATTGGGTGATACAATACGCGGGACTATTCAGATGTATCAATTATCAAAACATCTAGGTTTCCAGTTAATTGTTGATAACCAACTCCATAATGTTTCGCAGTATATTATGCCGCGGCATCATGAATATAGCAACCTTGTTTTAGAGAACCGAGATAATATACCCTTTATACAAAATGGCGAAGAATATATAAAAAATGCGACTGATGATGTATTGATGTTTTTAACTAATGGTGCCTTAGTTCATCGAGAACCTATTACAGAAGACTGTAAAGAGTTTATTAGGGACATTTTGAGACCAAATGATGATTTTTGCGAATATTTAAATCGTCGAATTGGCGAAATTCCCTACGAAAATTATACTATTTTACATTATCGATTAAATGATGGCGAAATCATCAATAATAATGAGAACAAAATAGACTACGCTAAGTATTTAGAGCATGTTAAATCGAATGTTGAACCCAATGCAATACTAGTAAGTATTTCAAAACAGTTGAAGGATTTTATTAAATCTCACTTAGATATATTTATGTTTGATACCGAGGCGGGTCATTTTGGTTATTCGGGTCATAAGGATATTATTCGCGATACACTTTTTGAGTTTTTTGTTCTTACTAAGGCGACCCTTATAAAAACACATAGCGTATATCGATGGACATCTGGGTTTGCTAGAATTGCGAACGAAATATATGATGTGCCGCTTCAACAAATATAGTAGAAATACAGTAAGACTTAGTTTTGTATAATATAGGTATTATACAAAAAGAATGGCCGACACCAAAAAAATTGTCGTAGTTTTAGATGTCTCAAAAAACAATATTCGAGAACCTGAACCCAAAATACCAAAAAAACGCATAATAACGAGAACCGATACCTTTATAAATTCTTATAGTTCCGTACATGTTGATTCTATACAATATATTAAACAAATTTATGAAAATAACGTGGTCGATACCGAAAAATGTCATTTAATACAACAGCAAATCCGTAATAAATTACATGGTTATCGTGGCCAAGATATTGATAAAAAACTATTTGATGATACGGCATTTGTTAAAATAGAACAGGTTCTCAAATTAATGATAGATTGCGAGAATAAATGTTATTACTGTAAAGAAGCTGTTCAAGTTCTTTATGAAAATGTGCGCGAACCTAAACAATGGACACTTGATAGAATAAATAATAAAATGGGTCATAATCATGGTAATCTTTTGATAGCTTGTTTAAATTGTAATTTGCGGCGTAGAACAATGCATACTGAGCGATATGTTTTTACGAAACAACTCAATATTGTAAAACATCAATGATTTGGGGTGAAAAGATATAGAATCGTTTTTATATTATAGTAAATATAATAAAAATTATGATTAATTCTTTTGTGCCATTTCCACCTAAGCCTGCAGTTGCCATGTCGCGCCCAAATTCAAATACTGATATGCAATGTTTATCAATGTCGGAGTCTATGAAGGATAACATTTTATCAAATACGCACGTCTATAAAAAGGATTTGCGAGAACTTCCTACGCATAAAAAAATCTATGACAAACTCGACTATTTTCATCAATCAAATAAAATCCCCCATATTATTTTTCATGGCTCATCGGGGTGTGGGAAACGCACCATAGTAGATAAGTTTTTAAACAAGATTTATAATAACGATAAGCAAAAACTAAAAACCAATGTAATGTTTGTAAACTGCGCGCACGGAAAGGGCATCAAATTTATCCGCGAGGAACTCAAGTTCTTTGCCAAAACTAATATTCATCAAAATAATGGGGTTATTTTTAAAACAATTGTGCTATTAAACGCGGATTTCCTAACCATAGATGCCCAAAGTGCACTTAGACGTTGTATTGAATTATTTAGTTATAATACGCGTTTTTTCATAATTGTTGAGAACAAACATAAATTATTAAACCCTATATTATCACGGTTTTGTGAGATATATGTACCAGAACATATAGAAAATGGGAATATTGTAAACCTACATGAAAAATCCGTGAATTCGGCATATAATATAGATGTTGCGGATACAAAACTGGCATGGATAGACAACCAATTAAAACATACACCACGTTCACATATTGGGTTTGTAAATTTAGCAAAAAATTTCCATGAACAAGGATATTCGTGTCTGGATTTTATTCAATGGGTAAAATGGACACCGACGATTTCTGAAATCGATAAGTCTACGACATATATGTGTTTTGATAAAATAAAATTGGAGTTTCGCTGTGAAAAGTTATTGTTGTTGTATATTTTTGATTTTTTATTTTTACGTTCAAATAAGGATTTAGAAAGTATTTCCACTATATAACCAATGGACGATTTTGTAATCTCGAATTTAAATGAGGCGCGCAACGAATGGTGCAGTCGTTTAGTGAGTATTTTTACTCCGCTTGTCATAGAGGGAACGCGCTCTATTTTTAATGAATCATGGAAGCTGTGTTTGGAGAACGACGAGGCGAATAAATATTTGATGACGTTCCAGAATTTGTTGTCTCGCGTTCCAAAATGGAATAATGTGATAGTCGAGGAAGAGCGTAAGCGCATTATTGAGCGCAGTGGGTGTAATTATCTCGAGGATTTGATATCTTGTGTCCATATTATACAATTAAAGGTTCTCACCTGCATACGCGTGGGAAATAAACAAAAGAAAATCGATATTTCGATACCAAAGTTAGATACGTTTATTCATAAGGTATATATTAATGTAGCTCGTAAGGTTTATACAAATGTATATTTATTTGAAAAGAGTGTTACGCCCTTGCAGTTACAGAGGAATAATCGCGAACTTGAAGTTATTGTACAAGAATGCATTATGATGGCGATTCGCGAAAGTATTCCTACTGAGTCGATTATTCGCGCATATATGGATGAAAGTGTAGAACAAGAGGAGGAAGTGATTATTGAGAATATTGAGGAGCCTGATGCAGTCGAGTCTATTTCTGAATCGGCATCTGAATCTAAGACCGAGGACCCCATCAAGCCCGAGGAGGAGCTTCCTGAGATTGTACCATCAATCAAGAATCTTGATGACGAGGCTGTGATTACGCGATTAACATTTGATAATTCTGATTCGGTAATGGACGATTCTAATATTATAAAGACGGTCGAGGCGCCAAAAACTATAGAGAGATTAGAGGAGATTAGCACGTCTCGTGCCATACAGCGCAAATTAGAGGAGGAAGAGAGCGACGATGAGCGCATCCAAATACATACTGGGCAAATTGATTTGAGCGGATTTGATGTTTTAGATGAAATTAGTGAACTAAAACCAAGTGACGATATTTTATTGAATGATTTCGAAGAATTGGTTTAGCAAATGAGTTAATGCATTATTGCGTTACCATATTAATAAAATTATTGTTTTGTTTTATATAGCATGTCCGGGTTTGGGAATGTTCTCATGATATCTTCTATTGTTGTTGTATTGTTTTGCATAATGAAATTTATTGAGATGAAGTTTGTTGATAAGCAGTTAAAACCTTTAAAATTTGTTATCCGTGACGCGGTTTTGGTATTTTTGTGCACTACTGTTGGTGTGTTTAGTGTTTTAAATATGAAAGACACTATTAATGGGTTTTTTAATGTAGTTACGGATAATAAGATTGCTGACGTAACTAGCGGAAATACGCAGATTTTTACTGATGCACCTGGTTTTTAGAGCCAGTTTTTATCCATATATAATATATATTATATATGGAAGCAAATGATAGACCTGATGCTGAGCAAGTAAAAAGTATAGAAAAAATGATTAAAAAAGAGCGGAATGCAGATAAACCGAAGAAGGCATCAGTCAAAATAACTAAAAAAAAACAAGAAAAAATGGTTGATAAACCTAAAAAATATAAGCTCAAGATTGTTGCTAAAGATGCAAAGGTTGTGCCTGATGCTGTACTAGACGAGGTGGCTGTTCCTGTTCCTGTTCCTGGTCCTGTTCCTGGTCCTGTTCCTCTCAAATTAAAAATAGTTGAAAAAACGCCAGTAAAACTAGTTGATAAACCATCAAAATTCACACCACCATATAATAAATTATTTATGCAGGTTCTCGAAGACTTAATAAAATTAATGAAAAAACAAAGGGATTTTGTTCACCAAATGGCATATAAACGCGCCCTAGAGACTGTCCGTGGAATTACCGAAGATATCACAGATGTTGCTCAATTAAATGGAAAAAAATATATTGGTCCGATAATTATTTCAAAAATGGAAGAATATTTGGAAACGGGCACATTAAAATTATTTGAACGCGAAAAGGAGGCACCCGGTTACGAAATGCGTGAAGTATATGAGGCATTCAGTAATATTTATGGCGTCGGTCCCAAAAAAGCCCAGGACTTGATTGATAAGGGTGTGAAAACAATGGATGAATTACGAGAACGTCAAGACGAATTATTAAATGATAGCCAGAAAGCCGGTTTAAAATACTACGATGATATTTTAAAACGAATTCCTCGTAAGGAAATCGATGAATATAATAGTATTTTTAGTAAGGTCTTTGATAAAGTCAAGACTGGCGATTCAAAGTATGAAATTGTCGGAAGTTATCGCCGGGGGTTACCTGAATCTGGTGATATTGATATGATTATTACGTCGCCCGAAAAAGGCATATTTAAAAAATTCACCGATGCACTATTAGAGGAAAATATTATTTTAGAGACGCTTTCATCTGGTGCATCAAAATGTTTAGTTATTGCACGATTACCTAAGTATAAAACGGCTAGGCGTGTGGATTTTCTCTATTCATCGCCTGAGGAATTCCCATTTGCTATTTTATATTTTACCGGAAGTAAAGAATTTAATACGGTTATGCGCGGGCATGCACTTACGATGGGTATGTCGTTGAATGAGCATGGACTATCTAAAAAAGAACCTGGTAAAAAGAAGGAGGAAATGATTACTGGCAAATTTAAGAGCGAAGCAGATATTTTTGAGTATTTGAATTTGGTTTATAAAGAACCTGGCGAACGCTTAGGTGGACAAGCCGTTGTAATATTAGACAAGGAACTTGCTGGAAAAGATAAATATAGGCCAGCTATCTGGAAACGCGGCAACTATAGTGAAAGTTGTGACGAAGTATGCGCAAAACAAGATTTGACGTGCGATGTTGGGGAGATGAATACATTAGATAGTGAAAAAAAAATATCTGAATTGGCTCTGGCAACTGGTGCGGAATGTTTAAAACACTTGTCTGTTGATTCTACTCCGTTTTTGGAAGATTATGGTGGAAAGGGGTGTTGGTATGTAAAGAAAGGTGCCAAGGCAACACGTAAATGGTGTACTAAAAAGTCGGCTGAATGGAATACAAATTTTTGCCCGTGTGTTACAAAGAAAAATAAAAAAGAAACTAAGGGGGATGACGGTAAAAAGGAAACTAAGGGGGATAACGGTAAAAAGGAAACAAATGGTTTAAAAACAGGACCTAAGAGAACCTATAAAAAACGCGAACCGAAACAACCTGCCAATGAAATAGTGCCAATTATTACAGAAACACAACCCGCGGCCATTCCTGAAAAGATAAAAAGTCCACGAAAAACACTAAAAATTCGCGAACCTAAAAAACAAAATATAAAGGATCAAGATATAAAAGTATCTGATGATATAAAATCACCAGACATGATGAACGTAATAAAGGATTTTAAAGCTAATGGAATTAGTGTCATTGAGCACTTAACTGAAAAACAATTGGCTGAATTAATACTCCTCTCTATTAATGCATATCATAACACAAATGTTGCACTTATGTCCGATAATGAATATGATATTATCAAGGAATATATGGAGCGCAAATTCCCTAAGAATGCGGTTTTGGCGCAGGTCGGTGCGCCTAATACCAAAAATAAAGTAAAACTCCCATTTAATATGCCCTCTATGGATAAAATTAAGCCTGATTCCGGTGCCTTGGCAAATTGGGCCGTAAAATATAAGGGGCCATATGTATTATCTTGTAAACTAGACGGTGTTAGTGGGATGTATGTTTCAAGCAATGTCGAAGGGCAGTCTAGATTATATACGAGAGGCAATGGAACTATTGGTCAAGATATTACACACTTATTAAAAGTTTTGAAATTACCAAACGTCGATGGGCTAGTAGTCCGCGGTGAATTTATAATACCCAAAGCAGTGTTTATTGAAAAATATAAGGATACTTTTGCTAATCCACGTAATTTGGTCGCAGGAATCATAAATTCTAAAACATTGGACGAAAAGGCAAAAGACCTTCATTTTGTAACTTATGAAATTATTCAGCCACTTATGAAGCCGAGTGAGCAGATGAGCAAATTGACGGATTCACGTTTTGAGGTCGTTCAGAATAAGTCCGAGGCAGATATTACTAATGAGTCGCTTTCTGCCGTATTGACTGACTGGCGCACGTCCTATAAATATGAAATAGATGGTGTTATTGTTACGGATGACCACGTACATTCACGTAAGGATGGCAACCCCGATTATGCATTTGCATTTAAAATGGTAATGAGCGACCAGATGGCGGAGGCTAAGGTTGTTGATGTGATTTGGGAGGCTAGTAAGGCGGGATATTTGAAACCCCGTGTGCGTATTGAACCCATAAGGTTGGGCGGCGTAACAATTGAATATGCTACTGGTTTTAACGGTAAGTTTATCGAGGAAAATAAAATCGGTATTGGTGCAGTAATACAGATTATACGAAGTGGCGATGTGATTCCACATATTAAGTCCATAACTACGCCTGCTGAAATGGCCAAAATGCCACATGTCGCATATCATTGGACAGATACACACGTAGATATTGTTTTAGATAACGTGAGCGAAGATGCTACGGTGCGTGAAAAAAACATAACCGCATTCTTTACAACGCTAGAAGTTGATGGACTTTCTGGTGGAAACGTAAAACGTATTATGAAGGCGGGTTTTGATACTGTTCCTAAGATTTTACATATGTCAAAGGAGGATTTTGCGACGGTTGAAGGGTTTAAACAGAAGATGGTTGATAAAATCTATGATGGTATTAAAGAAAAAGTGGCCAAAGCATCCCTTGTAGATATCATGGTAGCATCGAATTTATTAGGTCGTGGGTTAGGTGAGAGAAAAATACGTCCAATGTTAGATGCTGAACCTGATATTTTAACTAGCTCCGACACAGCCGAGCAAAAAGTCGCGAAACTTAGGGCTATTCAGGGCATTGGTCCCGAGAATGCTAAGAGTTTCGTCGCAAATATTGGTGTGTTTTTAGGATTCTTAAAAGAGTGTGGATTAGAAGGCAAATTAGATGAACCTGTTGCTGCTGAACCACCAGAAAATGTATTGACTAATATAGACACATCGAATCCATTATATGGAAAACATTTTGTAATGACTAAGACCCGTGATGCGACTGTTATAGAAAAAATTAAAAAAGCTGGTGGAATATTAGATGATAATATTGGTAAGTCGACGTTTATTTTAATTGTTAAGACGAAGGGTGATGTTTCAAATAAAACTAAATATGCGAATGAACACGGAATTGAAATTATGACGCCTGAGGAATTTAATGCAAAATACTAGTTAATGGGTTTATTATCATAGCGTTGGTTAATGCTTGGGTTGCCTTATCGAGTACTTCTTGTTCAATACGCGTTTTTCCGATATAGATATCAACAATTTTATGCTCCCATTCCTCTACAGGTGAAGGGATATGTTTTTTCATAATAAGGGTCTCAAAATTTAACCAAACATTTGAACTAACTCTAAGTTCAGGTGAACGATACTTTATGTCGGTGCGTAAATATGTTAGAATATCAGACGCAAATTCAGTTTTGTCATCTGGCAAACTCTGCATAATTATATATGCTATTATAGCAATATCTCTTGGCATGGTCATGTGTGTTTTAAGGTCTAAAAGTTATGATGTCATTTCAATTTTTTATTAATGCGACGGTAGTAGATAAAACTAAAAACGACATTATTATATAAAATAATTCGGATGGACTTGATGGATAAAAATCTGGTATTCTGCTTTTGAATATAATATAGTATAATAACGCAAGCCCCCCTGAAAAAATAATTATATTTATGTCTAGTAGTTCGGATATAGTTTGTCTATCTTTGAATAAATAAATAGGAATTAAATGAAGTGTAAGTCCAATTGCATTCATACCATATTTATTTATATGACCTAAAAGTAAGTCCTTGTATTTATTCAAAAAGAATTCGGGGTGTAACCATATCATTGCAGAAAACCCGAAAAATGACATTAAATTTGAAAAATATAGAACGGTATTAATAGTATGATTAAATATAAAAAAATTTGCGATAAACACAATGAACGAAAAGTTAAGCAATAAATTTATAATAGATTGGGCGTTTTTTTCTATATAATTCATTTGTATTATATGGATATATTTTTAGGGTTGTTCTATTTGGCCCGTTCATTAGGACCCTTGGTCCTTGCCTCAGTACCCTTGGCCATTCGCCGCCTCATATCCGGCCAACTCTCATATTTTGCCTGATATTGTTCAAATGCCTTTTCGTACGCATCGTAGTCGTCCAGTAGATTATTATCTTCCAAATATTTGTGTTCCTCTGAAAATTCAAAATCATTATCCATGTGCTCCCAATATGGGTCGTATGGGTTGTCATCAATATATTTATCACATTGCGCACAACAACCGACGCCATCGACATCCTTGTAGCCAACATCGACTAGGTTTTTACAGTTTGGTTGACCGCCTTGGCATCTCTTTCTTCGCACTATCTTTGGTTTTTTGGTTTCGCTCATTCTTTTGTTTTTATAATGTTGGTTTTTCCAATATGCAATCAATTTTTTTAGATATTGGAAAATCGACATAAAAAATTAGGGTTTTACACCTTTTTTCATTTCAAACGCCAAATTTACAATAAAAAATTGAATTTTATGACTTTTTTTCTATTACTATAATATAGAAACTATGTCATATTACGACCATAGCAAATGGCTTGTTGAACAAGAAAAAGAAATCAAGCGAAGATTTGAAGAGCAACAAGAAAAGTGGGCAAAAGAACAAAAGAATATAATTTTAGGAGAAATAAAACAACTAAAAGGAAATCAGGGCGATTTAAATAAACTTTATACTAAGAAAGAGATTGCTGCTATTAAAAAGGCAGAACTTAAAGAACTTAAAGATGAATTAATGGATGAACAAAAGGGTCAATTAAAAGAAGCGAAAAAAGAATTTGAACAATCCGTAAAACATTATAAAAGACTGATAGCTCAGAGTAAAACTGATTACAATAAAACAAAAAAGAGGTTATCTAAAATAGATAAGGAAAATTTAGATATCATAATGGAAGAACTAAATGAAAAATGGGAAAAACAGTGGGGAATTTCTAAAAAGAGAACCCGCAAAAATAAGTAAAAGAAAAATTAAGAAACTGTATAAAGTGATTATTTATAGACATTTTATAAATAATCGGTGTTTGAACAGAAAAAATGTGTAAATAGACATTAAGTGATGTCAAAATCAATCGTACCAAAAATGGTTGGACAATTTATTCGAAATATTGATTATCCAGTCTGCTCTCAATGTGCGTTTTTTATTACATCTGTTTCAAAAAAATCTGCGGCACATTGCAGTAAGTTTGGTGAAAAAAACTTATTTACTGGCGAAATAAAATATGAAAACGTGGAGATTGCTAGAATAAAAACTAATATGTGTAGTGAAAAAGGTGTTTATTTTTTACCCATTCAGACAATGTTGTAAAAAATTGAAATCCTTTTTACAACATTGTCTGAATGGTAAAAAGCACGAACATGTCAGCAATTGTTGAACTTATGGGCACAGGGCACAAAATCACCATTGAACATGTTTCAGAGAAAATGTGTAAGGGTCAAGACGAGACTTGGGACGGGACGTTTGTTGATGAGGAAACTGGTGAGACCGGTCGCTGGGGGATGGTCACAGATGGCCATGGCACGGACAAGTGCATCCGATTCTTACGCTCTATATCTAAATCTGAAATGAATGGTTTCGTAGGAAGAAAGGACCCAGTTGGTGCTTTGTTTGAACATGTGAATCTCTATGCAGGTGTTTATACAGGTGAGTGTTCTGGTTCAACCCTGTGTCTCATCAAGGTTTATAAGGACCGCGTCGTTTGCATAAATTGCGGCGATTCGCAAGCTGTTGTTTATAAGAATGGCTGCATGGAATTCATTTCAGTCGAGCATAACTGTTTAAATCCAAAAGAGAAGGACAGATTGGCAGCCAAGTATGGTGACATGCTTTATAGACCTAGTGGAAACATAGAACTTGTTTCCCCTGTACGAATGATTGGGTCGTATACGGAATATGCATGTTTTCCAAATACTAATATGCAGCTTGCTGTTACCCAGGCACTTGGTCATCGTGGTGTAACAGGATACGCTGCTGATGTTACGGTGATTCCTTACGACCCGCAAGATGATGTTCGTGTTATCATTGGCTCAGACGGATTCTGGGATATGACGATGCGAAAGAACGATGCAGAGATGGCGTCGTTAGCAAATATGCCGTGTCATGAACTCTTGAATTTTGCACTCGGTAGATGGCTTCAAGAATGGGAGATGCAAACAAATCTAGAAAGCGAGAGCGTGGAGATATCTTCGTATACTCGTAGCCAATGTGATGATGTTGGAATTGTGAAGATTGATATTGTGCCTATCACGGAAATGGTCTAATAGCTATGCGTCTTCAGAAGTTGTATAATAAATATTTCGTAAACCATATTTTTTTATGCATTTATTAAGGAAACACTCGCATTTTGGGCAGGGTTTTGAATTTACAAATGTGTCAGTCTTGTCGCCTCTGCCATAGCGCATAATATACATATCCGCATCGCGGAGCCTATTATAATCACCCAATTGTCGCACAACATTTTCTTCGGCATGGATATTGCGTTTTTCTCTAACGGCAGTATTATAATAGGTTGATTCGC